CGTCTACGCTGACAAAAGAATCTTGACTAATTTCAGAACCTACCCTGACCAAATCGCCAAGTTTATACGCCCCGAATAAAACCTTACTGGTCTCTACGTCATTGTCCGTTACCGCTGTGCCTTCTGGTACCCATTGGGCTAATCGGCTAGTGGAATCGGATACGGGCCAAATCATTGGTGCCCCGTCTGTTGTGTCGAACACGTCTGCCCACTCGGTAAAAGGAGCATAATACTTCATAACTATTTCAAGCTGACGGTAGAATGCTGGGGGCACTAACTCACCACCAACGCCACTACCAAGACCTTCAGCAGTTCTTGCTTCACTTGGGACAGACTTGATAACTGCATTCTCTTCAGCAGTCAGAGCAGCCCTGCCACCACGCATACAGAACTTATAGAAGGCGTTCAGTTCAAAATCATCTTGTTCTTTGGCAGTACGTGTTTTCGTATCGCCGTCTTTATTCTTTCCGGCAGGATCACCTTCAGGCTTGAAGTTAATCTTCCGCATCTCTGCGTCAATAGCTTCTGCCTTCTCGATTCTATCAATGTCTGCTCGCAGCGTATTGATTTCAATCAAAAGGCCATCAGCCTTTTTCTTGTCATCTTGTGTTGCTGCTGCGTTCTTGATAATGGCGTCCGCTTCGTTATACAAAGCTAATCGCTTTTCTTGTAGTTCTTTAATGGTACTCATTGGTATTACTCCGTTGTTACGGTTGGATTAGTACGGAGTCAAATCAAACTGGCGTTTGACTTACTGGCGTGCTTTGCTGGATATCTTTGGCCTATCACGGCTAGCCCCATCGGGCGATATCTGCAAAGTTGTGAAGAGGCAAAGCCTCAACACTATAAAAACTTGTTAGACAGAATACAGGCGAAGTGTTAACGATAGGTTTTCGCGTTGTTCGTCCGTCATTAAATCAGGTTTAGGATTATCCTTAGCCTTCAAATAATCTTCTACGTCTTGTGGTACTTCGCCCTGAAAGAATGAACGAATCTCTGCGGACGAACAGGAACGAGTAGGGCTTACTGAGGTTCCCTCATACGCTGGATAAGTTACGGGTGAACAGTCGCCAAGATCAACGTCCCGTAATTCTCGCGTGACGATTATATTGCTTGGGTCTTTAGGATCAACTTCATTAGTCCATGCGGCCTTTACTGCTCGAAAACCAAATGAGCATTGACTAATATCTCCGCGCTTAATGCTAGTCATTACGTCTCGTCCCGTTGTAGTATCCGGCATTTCACAGCGGAACTTTAAACCCTTGCTATCAGTGGATACTGTAGCTGTTCCTGAAGTGGTTCGTCCCAGGATTGCTGACGGATCATGATTAAAAAGGATTCGTACGTCCTGTTTCTCTTTCAATGCTCTATCGAAGGCTCCGGGCTTGACTACTTCCCTGAAGCCCATCTTATCTGTAGGCTGGTCATAAACGGAAGCATAACCACCTATAAATTGTTTGTCGCCTTCAGCTTCAACCCTTAATTCCGTGACTGCGAATGGAAGAAATGACCTTTCTAGTTTCATGGCGTTTTATCCTTTAATTCTCTGGACGACAATTTCCTTATATACTTCAATACTGAGTGCTCGCGTTGCTCGTTTAACTTCCTCGTCTACCTTAAAACCAGTTGTAGCCCGCTTGAACATAGTCGCAACGTATGCCGTAATGAATTTGTCCGTCTCTGGCATCAGATTAGGCAGTTTGACTTCCATATCGGTTGCTGCTGTCGCCTTAATACCGTCTCTTAAACTGATTAGAATAGGCTGAAATATAGCCGTGAAATCTTTCGTATCGGGCTTATTACGCTTTGAAAAGCGGCTAAATCCATCAGTAAAGAGCGGTAATGCCGAGACAATGTTAGAACTAAAGTCTGGTGCTGCCTTCTGTTCTCCGGGTGTAGGCGGTCCGTCTGGCTCGCCTGTAGGCTCTGTAGGGTCAGAGGTAGGTTCCGCTGCTAGTGGATCTGGTGTAACTTCTACAGGTTCCGCACCTACTACAGCCATGTTTACTGGTATCCAGAAGTCTTCCCCACCGTCCTCAACAGAAACAGGATTCAATCCTTCAAACTCCAGAATCATATTTGTATTCAGGTAACCGGAATACTTTCCCTTCTGATAAAAGTTAGACTTGGATGTGGCATCTGGATAAATCAGTGCGTGGGTATCAAATCTAGGTTCGAATCTCCCTGCATTACGTCCGCGCTGATTCATAAGCATGAACAGTTTATATTTCAGTTCTTGTTCCCAAGCTGGAAGCCAAGGCTGAAGTGTGAATGAAATAAATTCCTGTCCTTGCTGTTCCGCGGTTGCCCGTGAAGTTGAAGATGCTATCCCAAGCATATGCAAAGGTACTTGGAAAATAGCGGCTATCTCTTCCCGCTGATGTGCCCTCGTCTCTAAGAATTGGGCGTCATTATTCGGGGTGGCAAGTGGTGTCCACTTCGTTCCGCCCTTAGTTACAAAGATTCTGTGACTGTTCTCGCCACCGTGGGCCTCATTAAATGTAGCCTGAGCCTTTGATACCTGATCGTCCTTGATTCCTTGACTACCTGTGGCACTGCCAAGTAGTTCAAGAACGCCACCTGGGCGGGCTCCGTTACCAAAGAACTTGGCTCCAAACTTCTCCGTCGATAACGCTAAACCAAAACACTGCCGCATGAGCCATACCGTATCTTGACCGACACGCCCATCTAATGTGAGACCAGACAGAAATATCATTCTGTCTGCCGCTATCAGGCGTTCGTGCCCGTCTCTGATATCGTTGTCATTAACAATGTCTTCGTCGCCTAGACCTTGCGTTGTCTTGTAAACTAGCGTTCCTTCTGGATATACCTTTATTGTTCCGTCGCTACTTTCTAGCTTGCGGTCTTGACGAAGCCTAATTGCGCATGTCTTCCAAGGTGCTCTTGGTGCGAGGGCTGCGATTCTGCCTGCGCCGTCTAGCAGGATTTCACTGTAGGCATTGCCCCAGAGCAGGGCATAAACCATCATTACTTTGCGCCATGTCTGGCTGCTCATCTCCGGGTGCGGACGGGTATTCAGTAAATCTTGCAACGTATGATCTACCGCTAACTGACGCTGTATCCGTCCTGTGCCTTCCTGTGTGGATATCTCTACGACATTAAGAGGAAGACTGGCTAATCCGTTACTTACGATGTTGACGCAGGCAAAGACAACGGGAATCTGTATTGCTGTCTGCTGAGAAACACGAACACCTGCATCTGTTTTGCCTCCGCCGAAGTAGTCCAACATCCATTCGGCTGGGAATGAAAGTGGTACAGCGGGATTTTCTATGCTGAGGTTGCTGCGTAATTCTTCAATAAATCCCATTAGTTTTTAAGCCCACGAAAGAAACCCTGTACTATGTTCAGCACTGGCGCGAAGAGTAGAAAGGCTCCCGCTGCTATAAGTGCCTCCGATATGGAACGAATCCCCAGGCCAATGACAACCAAGACTGAACCGCTGACGAACAGGGCATCCATCGTGTCTATCTTTGGTTTCTTTGGTTCATCTACGGTCATTAAGCCCAGCCTACTATTTCAAATCCCGTATTGTTCTTTTCTTGGTTCTTTGCCTTGCGCGGATAAATGTTATCGTTATGGTCTGGCTTGACTTCTACGTTGCTTATTGCCCAGGATAATACCGGGTCTCCGTCGTGGTGAATCCTGCCAGATAAAACTAATGCTTCAAGTTCCTTTAGTGCGGGTGATGCGTTAGCAACATTCTGGTTTACTTTAACGAATAGAGTAGGAACGCCAGACTCAACCATGTCGCCTATGACCATATCGGCAAGGTAAGGGTCGTGAGCTATTTCAAGGACGTTATATAAGGAACAAGCACTCTTTAATTCGTCTGTAAATAGCCTATAGTTATTCACTTCTCCGGGTGTCGTAATGATTCTGCCTTCCTCCACCCAGCCAAGGTACTGACTATTGTCTGATTGCTCTATAACGTCCTGAGGGAGAAAATGCTTTCCGAAGACGTAATAGTGTCTTTCCATCTCGGTATCTACTGCAATATCTCGCCAGAACAATGTAACGATAGAAGCTAAGTCTTTTCTAGAGGCAAGGTCCATTCCAATAACGCAATCGTTTGCCTCGTGAGCAGGTTCCGTATCTGTAGCTGGCTTATATTTGAAATCGTCAATCTTCAAATCACGATCTGCGCAAGTATTCCACTTTCGCATATCCATCCAAGCACTAGCGGAGGTTATCCAGCAGCATAGGTGCTTGGTCTTAAATGCACTCTGCGAGGAAGAAAGCTGTAAAGCCTTGTTCAACTTCTGTAA